GCTCTTAGTGACATCGCCGGTTGTGGTTAATAATCTCTGAAAGGCTGGTCGCAACTGGTCATCAAGGATTCCAAATTGCTTTTCCAAGTCGGCAATAAAGGTTTTAACTGCTGGATCAGCAAAGGACAAACCAAGGTTATCAAGTGATCGACTAAGAACACGAGCTGCTTTATCATCTGCTGCGAATGCTTTTGCAGCATTGAATCCAGCCCTTGCTAACTTTTGCGCAGTAAATAAACCTAAAAAAGATTTAGCAAGTGTGTTGACTTGTTTATTTAGACCAAGAGTTGATTTACTAGCATCAGCAAAGGCTTTCTTGCCCGAAAATACGGTAGCAATATCTATCTTTAGATCAGCCATTATTTGCCATCCGTTCTTGATCTAAATTTACCCGCTGAGTTTTCAATTGCTTTGATAACAGCAGCAGTTACTTTGCCTTGATCTTCTGCAAATGCTCTAAAGATTACGCGCCCAGTCATCTTGCGAGTTGATCTGCCGACCTGTCCTTGTTGGCGAGGGCGAGCATTGACCAAAGATCCAAGAGCATTAGCCCTAGCAATAAACTGCTTGCCCGCATTAGGGTTTAGCGACTTGTTAACCTTGTTTGATGTATCAATATAATCGCTAAATTTGCCTCGAGTAGAAGCCTGAGATGGTTGTCCTTCAGGATTCTTGCGCCCTGCTGTCTCGTAGATCGCTCCACCGGCGGAAGTGTTGATAATACGAGCAAGAGATACGAACCCACGTTTGTTAGGTTTAGACGGACTAGTCGAGTATTTAACTCCGCGCTTAGCTTCTGTCTGATCGTATTTAGGGAAGTGGCGATAATTAGTTGTCTCTGCTGAGGAACTAGCTTTAGTCCATCCCGATAACTGAGAACCTGACGCTGGCATAAAGCCTCGAGCCTTGTTAGTGATTGGCTTTAAAGCAGTTGCCATTTCTTTGGTTTGTGCTTTGGCTAGATCAGGCTCAAACTTGCGAAGTGCCTTGCGGAGTTTGTCAGCGCCTTTTAGCTCTACTGGCATCGCTCTGCTCCTTCGCTCTATCCTTCAAGGCTTTAAGTAAAGTCCTGAACATTGTGTGATCTAGTTCAATTAAAGTTTGGGGCGAGAGTCCTGTCTCAAGCGATAGTCTCGCTACGAGATAGGTGAAGGACTCCCGCGTTACTCCAAAGGGTCATCGTCTAGAACCTCGACTCGCGTCAATGTATCTAGAAAAGACTCTCCGAAGGGTTTAACGGTTTCACCCGACCGACGGATTGCTTCCCAGCAGAGCCAATATACATCGGTCTGCTTTTCGTCATCTCTAAAGGCTTTGTGAAAGCCCTTCTTTGCATATTGCTCGAAGGCGTACTCGATCGCTGGTGTGATCTGGTACTCGTTAACGCTTCCGTCTGCCCTTGTTACCTTTAGTTTTGCCATTGTTTGCCCCTTAGTTAGTGATTTAGAATGTGCCGGTTGTTGCTACTGCAACAGTACCGTTAACAGTCCAGGTTACGCTCTGAGTGCCAAGATCGCCAACAGCGCCGTTAATATCGGTTGTGTTGTTAACTAGGCAAGTCATTGTGTAAAGAGGGTTAGTTGCGCTTACTGCTGTGCCTTTTGTCTGTAGCAAAACTACAGTTACAGAAGTACCCCACGCAGCTTGCAAAGTTGCTAGAACGTTTGCTGTTGCTGTGTCATTGAGGAAGTCGATTGTTACTGATGAGGCTTCCAAGCCCTTGACGAACTTGTGGCCTGAGTCTCCCATTGCTGTCACTTCGAGTTCATCGAATGTGCGGTTAAGGGTAACTGATGTAACGTGGTCAGAAAGATCAACGGTGTTAACCTTCACGCCTACGTTGTTGCTTAGAAATACTGCCATTTAGGTTATTCCTCGTCTTTCTTAGTAGATGGTTTTGGTGCTGTTGGTGCAACCTGCCCGATCTTAATCAGGAAGGCTTCTTGCTCTTTTTCCCACTCGGACATAATTAACTCCAACTCGTTAGGACTGAAACTTGCATTGAGCAAGTCAATAGATCGCCCGTTGCAGCGCTGAGAACGCTTGGAGCGCTCACATCTCCCACATTATAGACGATAGAAGATGCTGCCAGTTTGTTAAACACAGCTACTAGCAGATCCTCAATTCCATTAAGGTTGCCTTCATTATCTAGTAAAGGCACGAATATATTTATATTAAAATTAGCAAGCGGCGCAATCGTGTTGTAGCCATTGTTAGAGGGAGTCAAATAGGGGTCTGCCGGTGATAACACAACGCTGTTGACAATGGGTGTGCTGGGTGGGAATGAGAATACTGAGTATTTAGTATTATCGACTAAAGCCGCTGCAATAGTGCCGCGAAGTGTTGAGATCGCCGCCATGGTTAGCCAACCATCGAGCGCGGATCTAAATAAGGCGCAAGCAAGCCGCGAACGCGAGCGAGCAAAGTGTTAGACATTGTGAATGGTGAAGGTGCAAAGCCATCGACAGTCATGCCTTGGCCGCTTGGCGCTTGGCGCGCTTGCCAGATAGCGATTGAGATCATTAAAGATGCTTCCTGGATTGCTGGAACAGTAGTGTAATCTGTATAAGTTTCGACTGCTGCGATTCCATAAGGCTCAACTGTGTGGCGTGGGTTATCGCTTGTGTGAGTCGTAGTGACATTAAATGATCGAGTGTCAACGCCTGTAATTGTCTTTGTGCCATTGTACTTAGTGCCAGCGCCAGAAATTGTTACTGATTGGCCGACATAAAAGTAATCGCGAATATCTTGATCAAAGTAGAGAGTGCCAACTGTGCCGGTATTGCCGTGAGCAATTATGTACTGTTGATTCTTCCATAGGAAGGGCAATAAGACGTTATCTGAAGCGTCGCAAACAGATTGCAAGACTGCATCGGTGTAGAGAGTACCTACGCCTAAAGCCGTGCGAAGTTCTGCAACTGTTGTCAGAGCCATCTTATAATCCTTCCTAAAGACTGGCTGGGTAGAAGGGCACTACCCAGCCAGCGACTTAAATAGGCTTACGCCTTGTTGTTCTTGAATGCGCCAGCGCCGACCTTAGTCGCGATAGCACCATAGCCGTAGTAGCCAATAGTGATCTGACCTGCGGCTGTTGATTCTGCGCGTAGGCGATATGTTGGGCTCTCGTACCATGTGTAAGCATCTGGGTTAACGATGAGAATTGTTCCATCGCCATCGCCAGCATTTTCAGGATCAACGTAAAGGTTAAGTCCTGCAACGTTACCTGTAAGTGATGTAGGTGTTACAACGCCGCCAGCGTTTTGTGGCTGTGAAGCGTTGTAGATAGGACGTCCTGAATCGTTCAATGTCATGATGTTTGACCATTGTCCAGTTGAAACAACCATGTTACGAGCGAATGGATTTGGAAGTCCTGCTGTTGCGCCATAGACAGAAGCTGAGCCGCGAGCAACAATACCGAGAAGCTCGGCTGCTGTTGGATACGTTGCGACTGTAGTTGCGTCAAGTGTTGCACCTGAGATGAGTGCAGCGTTAACTGCTGCGTTAGTTGACTTGGCGTAGGCTGCTGCCATGTTGCGAACAAGTTCATCGAAGAATGCTGGAGATGTACGATCTAGCAATTCTACTGAGAATACCTGTTGTCCTGCGTACTTTGCAACGCTTACGCTTAGGAATGCAGAGTTCTGATCTGTGTTAGAGAATGCTGCATCTTCTGCTGCAACTGCAACTGTAGGCATTGCTGTGATCTTTGGGATCTCGAAAGTCATACCGGCATCTGGAAGCACTCCACGAGAGATCGCATCGATTGATGGGCGGATTGTAGTTCCGAGTGGGTTGATGATTTCAGATAGTTGACGAGTTGGTACTAGACCAGCGTTGTCGGTTGTGTTATCTGCTGCTGCGATGTATTGACGAGCTGATTCATCACCTAATGCTGCACGAATTGTGTTCTCAGCGTACTTACCTGCTGTGATTTCAATGCGTGGCTTTGAATAGGCCATTGCTGTAACAGTAGGGCGAGCAGCTTCAACTGCGGCAGCCTCAACTGTAGGTGTTGCTTCGACTGCTGTGGTTTCTTCCACGACTGTCTCGCTTTCTGTTGGTTGGGTAGGTTCAGCGACTTCATCTTCTGATGCCGCTATATCGGTTACTGCCGCAGACTTGAATGCCGCTGCTTGTACCAAACTTACTTCGAGTAGGTCAGCACTCGATACATACAGAACGCCATTCTTAGGCTTTGCTGCATTGACCATAACTCCAACTGAGAGACCAGTACGAAGTTCTTCGCTGGCTTCGATAAGAGCATCTGTGCCGCGTGATGATTTAGAAATCTTGAATGAAGCAAAGATTCCTTCTTCTGTTTCGTTAAAGAATTGAGCGCGGCCGATTGGCTGCTTTGGATCGTGCTCTAATAAGAGCTTCACTTTGCTTGAATCAGCTATGTTAATCGCTCCGCGTTCAAAGACAACAGCACCGGCGGAAGTGTTTCCTACCTCGCCGTTAAAAGGCACGATCTTTCCAGAGATAGTTCGCTCTGCTGCATCTGCTGTGAGTTCTGCCGAGAATGTAAGCATTTCGCTCATATCATTCCTTCGCTTCCATTAGGTGTTAGGTCTGTCATTTCCATTGCTTGCTCTTGGGTGATCAACTGGAGATCGAGGAGTTCGCGGATAATTTGAAGTTCTTTGAGCGGATCTGTGCGAAGATAATTGCTATCAAGATCAAACTTAACAATGTTGCCACGCGCTGTTATGTCATCCATTGACAAACGATCCTCTATAGCCGATACGAAAGGCTGCAAAGATAGCGTCAGGAATTGAAGCCTCTCGTCTTGGACGTTTGCATAGGTCATGGTGGTGTTCTGATCTGCTGAGACATAGTAAGGCGGTACATTGCAAAGGCGAGCAATTTCTGTCGCTAGATTCTGAATAGCCTCGTTGTACATCATATCTTTAGGGCTGAATCCGACTGTTTCGTACTGGAGAGTAGAAGTCAGATAAGCAGTTGAACGATTTTGACGAGCATTCTTAAAGGCTGAAAGTAATCCTTGGACTTCTGCTGGTGGAAGATCAGCGCCGGTATTCTTTAAGTATCCAGTAGGCATCGGAGTAGCCGCTGCAATAACGCTGGCCTTCTGAATGTCAAGAGCTGCGCGGATAGTCGATGTTCCTGTATTTAGGATGCCATCGTTTAGTGATTGGAAGGTGATTAAAGATCCAAGGCCATCCATCGGTACGGTAGTTCCATCAATTGCGTAAGACTTTACGAATACGTTATCGCGATCAAGCGTTGCAGTTACTCGGCTGTTAGCAATCCATTCAAAACGGGATGGTCGGCCATCTTCCTGGTAAGTCTCAACGACCTGCCAAAATGCTTGGCCGTAAAATAAAAGTGAATCAACTGTGTAAGCAATGGTGACTGATCGAGGCTGATGATAAGAAGGTTGATCAAGCCATAGCGGCTTGCCTAGTTCTTCGCCGGTCGATCTTTTGTAAAGTTCTAGCGGTATTGTTCCGATAGTGCCAGCAAGTAGATTGCGGCATCGAGCTAAGGCTGGAACTCCAAGTGCTTCTGTGCGACCGACATAAGCAAATTGGAAAGGCATCGCATAAGGCGAGTACTCACCGAGAACCTGTGGCGCGTATTGTGCTTCAACATTGGCTGTTGGTGTTGCGCCTGTAAGACGCGAGAAGATACCCATAGACCGCAATTATACACTACATATAGTTTATTCTGTGTAAATAGCCGCTACCTGTTGTGGTTTCATTAACATTGAAACAACCATTGCAAGCGATATAGGTGCAGATATATCTCCAGCAGACTTTCGCTTAACTATTCGCCAAGCGGCATCGTTTACCTTAGCTGCGCAGTTATTCATCTGTTGGATTAAGTTTGCCTGGCCATTGTGTACCACTCGATGATTGACCAAGCCATCGAGCAAGTCTCCGCAAGCCTGGTAAAACTGCTGGCCTGATACATCCTGGATGATGCAGCCAGCATTCTGTAATCTTTCAGCGATTGAGGCAGTCGCGTACTTGTCGTAGCAGATTTGACGCGGGCGGTACTGATCAGCCCAGCCTTTTATATCTGCTGCAATTCTAAGATCATCGACTGAGACTGCTGACTCCCACGTCTGCAAGATGCCGACGCCTATTCGCCCATCGGGGAGTAATTGACCGGCAACTAAAGAAGCATTGCGCCTCGATGGTGAGACATCGAATGCAAAGACTGTGTAACCACCAGGCGGAATCTGCAATTCGCTATCGCTAGTCTCCTCAAGGATTCCATGCGGCCAAGGACTGCTTAGGGAGTCAATCCATTGGCAGAGCAATTCTGTTCGAGTATTTTCTATCGGAGAAGTTGCAACTGACTCTTCGAGTGTCTCTTTGGTAACTAAATAACCCAGAGCAGGGTTTGCCCACGCCCAGGCTTTAGGATCATCGATCTTGCAGTATTGGGGAGCGCTGTACTCGTAAAAGCCAAAAGACTTTGGTGGATTATCTAAGGCACGTTCTCGCAGCTGGTTGAGTACTGCGCTAAACGCATCTCCAGCGTTAGAAGTTAAGAATGTGTGGGCGTTAGCCCTAGCGCGAGTTACCGGCATTGCTGCTCGATAGCCATCTTCTGACCATTCTCGGATTTCATCAAGGAACAGAGCATCGGCGGATCTACCACGAGCGCCATCACGAGTAGCAGCTACAACATCGAGTCTGCGGCCGTCTTTCATTTCTATGGACTCAGTTCCGTTTGCGTAGCGGATCTGCTTGACCAAAGTCATTAGATTTACGTTGCTTTCAAAGACCGAAGCTACTTGGCGAAAGGTATCGAGTGCCATTGATCGATTAGATGATGCAATGATGATATTGCGGCTATCCCACTTGATCAGGTGAGCCAGGATCAGCATACGCGTCAGATGCGTCTTGCCATTCTGGCGAGCTACTAGAAGCAGGTTGGTCTTGCGCACCCAGTTCCCTTTAGCGTCCACGCGCAACATATCTCGCAGCACGAACTCCTGCCAAGGCAATAAAGGCAGCTCTATAAGGTTGGCTAACTCAATTACGTCATCGACTTTAGATTTGCCCTTCAGATAAGGACTGTGAAGCCTGGGCTCGGTTGCCCCTCGTAGCGGTTGGGATCTCTTGGCTGCCATCGGGTTAATCCTGGACTGGTTTAGCGGTAAACGGACTGTCTTGGTGAACTTTGGACTGCATCGGAGAGACGCAGCCAGAAAAGACAGGGGGGTCTTTCCTCC